TACGGTTATCTGGCCCGCACTTGTTGCTTGTACATAAAAATCCATCTTTAAAAGAGTAAAGTTAGATAAGTCCTGGAGGTATGGGTTCCATTGCTTAGATACTATGTCAACACGTGATACCCTTGTAGCGAGCCCACCGCCTAAATATGCTCCAGTTATTGTTAGATTCGTTGCGTCTATAGTCACGACATCTTTACTGGTAGCATTCAGTATTTTATAGATGCCTGTACCTGAAATGGTCAGTCCAGTCATAGTATTTAGCGCTATAAAGTCACCATCTGCTAAGTTATGATCTATTATTGTCAGTGTCAGAGTTGGAGCAACGTAAACAGCATTAGTTACCTGCATAACTTGAGCGTTACTTGGAAGATCTGCATCAACAATAAACACAAACCCCTGTTGATTGCCTGCTATAATACGTTTATTCTGTGCTTGAAGTACTCCAGCGTTCCATGCAGTGTCATCATCCTCCCAATGCTGCATATCGCCAGCCCAGATATCAGATATATCCTGTTCAAAGTATCCCCAAGCTGTAATCGTATCATCATTGTATGCCCATGTTCCATTCTTATAGTTGTACACTAAGATTTTAGCTGGAAATATGTTCGAATATGTGCCCTGTGTGTCTATAGGCCATGTCCAGTACACGACCTCTGTCTGATAGTCTCTTATCCCCGCAACCCTTTTAACACCATAATTAGTAGTTTTTATATCAAATATGTCATTAGGTATCTTATCATCTACTCGATCTATGTTTGAACCGTTACAAGCGCATACGCCTGTATTTCCAATGGATAAAACAACTTTATCAAATACCACGGTAGAAAATGTAGACTGTGTTCCTAGTTCAGAGTTAAGTTTCTGAAAGATAAATGGATTAGCAGCGTTACCAGTATATGCTAATTCCCATGTAGATCTCTCAAAATAGACAATCAAGTGATCTTTAATAAACTCTGTACCTATTATTGCCTCTTGAGTGGCTGCATCAACAAATCCAGCTCCACCATATCCCGCTACATTAGGTTCTTTCCAAGCTTGTGTATTATCAAGTGGATTACCAATCCACGAAAATCTGCAACGATTAGAGTGCGCTGTATTTACACCAGGCGCTGCTGCTCCATTATTCTCAATAATATTTAAAAGTAGCAAATATCCCTTAAAAGGAACAATACAACGAGCTGTTTTTACGTAGTTAGTGCCAGCAGAAAACAGTGTTAATGCACTAAAGTTGGCCCAAGTTGCTCCATCCCAGTACCACATATTGTCATCATTTAAGCTTGCAGTAGCTGTTGCATTAAAGTTAGTTGCAAACATGAGCGATACGTTACTTGTCGCACCTCGCCAGTTAGCTACCCAGAAGAAATCTGAGTTACTTCCCTTAAAAGTAGGAGACCCAGGACTTATATCCCATGCATTACCGGTAAATCTATAAATAAACTGAGTGTCAAATCCAAAAGCAGGATGATCATTAATTGGACCATTCTCCCAGTTATCTAATCCCATCACAGGCTCAGCAGGATAAAAGTAAACTGGTGTTGTGATATCACATCCAGTAAATGCATAATCACCTTTATTGGCTCCTGATGTATGAAACGTTCCAACACCTGCGCCAGTAGTTATCATTGTTATCGGAGTTCCAGTTGTATGAACGGTAAAAATCTGTGCACCTATTGAAAACTGCTGTCCAACTTTAAATATAGCCCCAGGAACTGTTCCTGCTGCTGCTCCTGCTCCATCTGTATTCTTTAACAGTATCCTAAATCGTGTCTTTAATGCATCGCCACCCATCCACCTGGCACCAAATCTTTTACGTACTCGTCCACGATACAGGTACGCATTATCCATACGCTGGAACGAATCCTCAGGCGTTAAGAATGGTGCTGCTGATTTATCTAGTCCAGAATCAAAGGGTGCAATCAGGAACTTATCATATGCCATATTAGGCCTTTCAACACTCGTGTTTTCTCTAACGTCCTATGACTAGAATATAACCAGTGAGAGCAGCATTCTGAGTATAAAGACTAAGTGTAGTTGCAGATAATCCAGTTACATTAATTGAATACTGTAGATTAACGCCAAATACCGGTGCTACTGATACAGTATAAACAGCAGCAAATGCTGGAAATCCGCCCAGTGTTGCATAGTTATGGTTAGTTACACCATTGTTAATAGTTATATAATTCCAGTACATCTTTATGCCACAAGGTAGAACACAGTATCCCGCTTGAGCCTTCTCAGCAGTTGTAAAGTTTACTTCACCACCAACTGTACTATTGATAAACATAGCCGGTACAGCACCAACATGCTTAGTGTAAAGTGACATCTCTAATGCACCGGTTGCAGGTGCAGCCCCTTGTTCAGGTGTAAATAGAATGAATTTATTCTTACCAAGAACAGCTAAGTCATTTAAATATAAAAAGTTATCTAGTATTTGTCCCTGAGATACCGATTTAGCATCTCCAGGTAATGGAATATTTGCCGTGTACGGAGCCATTATTTCCCTTTCTCAACCGTATTTAAAAAGAATAAAGCAAAAGCTATAAAGATTAGAAACAGTAAGATCATGGTGTACATATTAAAACCCATTCCAGCCAAAGCCATTGTTCATGTTATTGTTCTCATTGGGTCCAGTAAATATCGTAGAGCTTCGTTCATTAGACATCTGCATGATCGTTTCTCTGTTTACAAGTAGCTCTTGCTGCTTAAACTCTGGCATAATGAGCTGGATACTCTCCTGATCCAAGCGATCTTCAAATACCTTTTTTGCTGCTCCATATGCTATATACTGCCACCATTGAGACAATTTAGGTTCGTCTGTACCTAGAAGTAGTTCAGTAGGACGCATGAAGACTTCAACTTCCACGCGATAAGCCATATCTGGTATAGGGCGTAATGTAAATTTGTTATCAAAATATAGCATTGAGAAAGGTTTAGATGCAGTATATGGTCTGGCTTGGCAGTAAATAGGGGTTCCTGAACCAGGGCAATTAGGAGCTGTTGTAAATATTATCGACCACGCTCCGGTTACATAGTTAATAGTACCAGATGGCCACCCAGGGATTGTAAGATTAACTTGGTTCAATGTTCCTGTTGATAATTGCAATCCTGTAACAGCATCAATATCTGGTGTATCAACCCATGTTAAAGCATTATTTAATGTATCTATCGATGTAAATGTTACATTACCACCCATTACAGGTTTAGCAGAAAGAGTTCCATTGAATATATTCGTTACGCCATCACCAGTACCAACAAGCTCAGAGTTATTGATCATGGGGTACATTTTTTGGAACTGTTCTCTGGACTGTGAGTAAAACGCTTGAATGCCGGCAATGTACACAGGGCCATGAACACTACTAATTTTATTAATAAAGTTATAAAGAGGGTCATCCGGATTGACGGTATTGTTTTCATATACATCTATATTTGGCTGGGTATAAAAAGTTAAAACTTTCCTCAAAGAAAACAATTTCAAATGCTGGGGAAAGTCATACAGTACAAACGTATTTACGTAATCATCAATCTGTTGGTCAGTTAACTGGTTAACAGAAGGGCTACGTGTTAATCGTCTAACCTTGGTGCGAATTTGTGTAAGTGTAGAAAGAGTGCTATCTATCGTAGGCATAATTTATCCCAAAACGTTATGAAGTGCGGCAGTTATTTGATACGGGTCTTCACCTATAGGTAATACCTGAGCGCATATATCTATGTGAGGACTTATTCCTACAGGTATCACAAAAGCATCAAAGCTAGTTGAATCTACATCAAGTGTGAATGTAGCTAATCCCGTGCTTGTGAGGGTACCCATATAGTTATGTAGTTGTTGCATACCACAAGCTTGGGGAATTGAAATACGAACAATAGTTCCTGAAACGTAGAGATGATTTACTGCTGTAGTAACAGTAACGGGATAGGAGTTTGTTATCCCAGAAATCGTTCTCATCGCTGGCTGAAACATTGGGTTAACCTCACAAACACAGTTCATTTATTTAACCAATCCAGTTTCTCTCTCAACTGAGTAGATCTTTGGAGGAGCATCAAATGTATCTTCTCCCAAAAACTCCAGCGATTGGAATGTGCATCTTCTCTCAAATGATCCGATTTTCATCAAAGGTAAACCGTTTTCATCTTGTGCATGTTCATGAACGGGAAGCCCTATTGTATTTAAATGCTTAGCTACTCCAAGTGGGATTGTGTAAATCTCACCGTCTTTGAGTGTGTATTTCTCAATTGGATCACCTTTGTACTTATAAAAGTTAAAGGTCATCTCTCCACCAGGTATCTCGTGGAATTGAAACTTACCACGCACCATTTTACGGTCACGTTGTCTCTCAAATTCCCAGTTCTTTTTACTTTTTATAGTTGTAGTAGTTGTTGGTTCTGTTGATTCTTCTGATACTAATGCTATTTGTGGTTCTAATTTATTTTTCATCTCAGCCATTTTATCTCCTAGGACACTCGTGTCCTTCAAATAAGTGGAGAGGGTCTGATCAATCCCCCTCCACATGTCACATAAAACGTTAAATATTGACAGATTTACCAGCCACCCAGTAAACAACATCTGCGGCTGTTCCAGCCGGAGCCCATAATAGACCTGCTGCATTTATTGAAGACAACTTAATGCCAATAAAGTCATTATCTGTTGTTGCAGCAACAATTGATTGATTTGCTGCCATAGACATACCACCAAGAGGCACAACCTCTGCTGGTTGCCATGCACCGTTTGGACCAACTTGTGCAACAGTTGGATACACAAATGCTGTATATCCAGTTGTATCAATATCAATTGTGAAAGTGTTAACCGCTGTAACCGCAACTACAGTAGCTACCTGACCATTGAGTTCAGTCATTCCACAAATTGCAGGTACATTAACACGAACCTGTTGACCAACTGTCAAACTATGATCCACAAGTGTTGTAACTGTAGGCACAGCAGCTGCTGTAATGTTACAAATCGTACGTTTTGAAGGGTAAATTCGATTATATTCATCAACGTTGTTAGCAATCAGTCTAGCTTCAACTGCATAACCAGCAATACCAGGTACACCAGCTACACCAGGAGCTTGTTGAAGTGCACTACGCATTGTAAAATCAACACCTGCAGTAATTGCACCAACTGAAAAGTCTAATCCGTTGATATCGGTTTGAGCTGTTCCATAAATTCTAACAATAGATCCAACTGCTACGTTAGGCAGTGCAGAAGTAACTACAGGTGATGCTACGTTTGTGGATTGAGTAACTGCAACACCAGCACTTGGTAGCACTGTAGAGCTGTTAACTAATGAGAATCCACCGCAGTTTAAAGAGTTACAGTTTGCCACAAGCCATGGATTACCAGCAGCAACTGACCAGCCTTTAACAATACCATCATCTACAGGCATATTTCTCTGCCAGTACCATTCGATACCGGTTGAAGCTACTATACCGGCTACTGTTCTTGTCCAGTTGTAAAGGTGCATATAATCGACATCAGATCGAATTTTAAGCGTGTAGTCAGTACCAGTAGAGGCAAAACTACCTTGTTGTAAAATTGTTCCGTACATATTATTTCCTTTCTAGATTAAGCCAAAGTACAACGATGTTTTAAGATAAACTGATCGTTGGTGATCTTGGCTGCTGTACAGATCTTCCATGCTACCGAGTCATTCAATGCCATTGGTGAATCGTAAATAGCTGGACGATGGATAAACTTAGCTGTATATCTATCTTGTTTGACGACAGCATAAGCTTCCATACCTGCTACTAAGCAGTTGTATACATTTGCACCGAGTCCTGAAGCGTTAATATCTTTAGAACCTTCGCTAGAAAGCAAATAACGGATGTTTCCAACCGCACCCCATTCTGATTCAAGAATGTTTGTCTGTGATGGATAGTTAGAACTGTGGGTAAAGCCATCTACGTTCTCCAATTGATTAGACAAATCAGTGTGAGCCATTGCAAAGTACGAATTACGTACGCTAGACACACCATACTTGTTCTGTGACTCAATCATTGAACCAATTGTTTTACAGTTATTGCCCAAAAGAATCTTGGTTATATTACCAATATCTGCTCGGCTTATATCTGTAGGATTGTCCATAAATCTGTTACTTTTGTGACCTCTTATGAGGCGGGGCTGCACTTCGGCTTGCCCTCCAATGCTTATCGTCATTGGGTCAGACTGTCGCATCGCTCTGATAGAGCGTCTTCTCACTCAGTCGTTCACGGTGAAGTTACTAACTTCTTCCGCCCTGTCACCGGCTCTTAAGCTTCGGTTTCCAAGTCAATCAGAGAAGATTTTAAAACGGCAACAATATTTTTCTTCATATTTGTAATTTTACCGTTTCCACCACCAGTACAGTTGATAGAACCTGCTGTAGAAGCAAGGACGTTACGGGTCAAAGCGTCTTCAGTCGTCCTCATCTGTATTCCCAGAATCTCGACCGCCTGATTCATCACTGGATCTGTATTAAGACTATTTGTAATTAACTGTTACTTTTTTGACCAAATATTTTCATACTTGGCGGGAGGTCTTGTTAATCCCTCCTCCTTGGCTTTCACCAAGGAACAGACTATTGCATCTCTCAATGTTGAGAGCTAAAGAGTTTAGTCGTTGCGGCTGTGCATCCATTATGTTATAATTATGTAATGTATATCTACAGTTCACAAAAGAAGGATAAATATGAAAGACAGGATCTATATTCGTAAAGAATACACACCAACTGAAATAGCTTATTTGGCTGGACTTGTTGATGGTGAAGGAAGTATATATATTGGAAATTTCAGTTGTAGTCCAAAAACTCAAGAACCATATTTCCAAACAAATATTCAAATTACGAATACATCTAAACAACTTATCGATTGGCTCCAAAGTACATTTGGTGGACTTGTTAATAACAGACGAAAACAACTTCCGCATCATTTGCAGTGTTATGCTTGGACTGTTAGTGGAGATCGATTGACTCATCTTTGTGAACTTATGCTTCCATATCTTACATGTAAAAAAGAAGAGGCTATTGTCATGCTTAAAATGCGTGAAACATTTTCTGATAAATTCAGAGCTAAAGGTTGGCCACGAACTAATTCGCCCGAAACCCTTGCTCTTCGTCAGCAGTATATGAATGAAATGCGCAATTTGCATGTTAGGACCTATTCTCATAAAAACCATGGACACTTGCCTCGAGTTGCCATGCCTCCTGTGCTAAAGGAAGTTTAGGTTTTCTCAGTAATTATCTTCAGTTTACCCACGCCTCAGTAGATCCAAGCGTGCATTGCTCATTAAGCAGCATATGTGAGCCAAAGAACTGTGGTCTTACGTCAATGTCAACACGGGACATTGTTACAGGAGGAGGCGTAATACCACTAGGCCCAAGAGGAACCATAGCATTGGCTAAACGATTTGTTCGAGACATTCTCAAAATGTAACCGTGGTTGGCAGGCATCTTTTTTTGCATTGCCAAAGTACCATGAATTAGATTGGGTACTGCAATCGCTAGAAATTTCTCACTCCAAGCAATCTGTGTTGGAGATGGAAAATTCGTCGTAGAAACTATTGCCATTAGATTTTCCAATAAGATTAGAAAAAGATATTCCTATCTTAAGTTGGACAAAGACTTAAATGTTATTGTCCCATGGGTGACAAGGCCACGTATTGTCGATGAAGTAGAGGTGGCAAGGCTCCATATTGCCTGAAAAGAAGTGTGATGGGATTAGCAAAGTCCCGTATTGCTAGTAGTGATTATAGAACAACTTTGAGCTAAAAAACAAGAGTTCAAATAACCGGCTAGAAACCCGGCTAAATGACCGGCTAGAGAAAGGAGAAGAGAGTAATAAAAAACTCTAGCCGGTTCAATGAGAAAGCTTATCCGCGTTTATATCTAGCTACTTCAAGACGCAATGCTGCTGCGCGTTCTTCCGTAAGATCCTCTGATCCAAAGTCGTCTACCTTGCTTAAAGGGGTAGAACCTTGGCGAGGAGATACGCTAGCCGCTGGTCTTGGTTTTGATAAATTCTTTTGAACTGCTTCCCTGGAAGGAGCAGATGTATCCTCAACATAGATACCAAGTCTTTTAAGATTTTTATAAACCGCTCTACCTACATTTAAAGGGTCCGCAGTAGATTTTTTAAGTGCTTCAGCTTCATCTGGATATTCAGCCTCAAATAAAGCTATATTCTCATCAGTTACAACTTTATCAAA